TCACACCGAGTCTTATTGAGTTAATTTAGTGAATATCAAATAGATATAAGAAGTTTTGCGTTGATTCCCGTACGCACCGCGAAAGGGAGTAACATAAGTTGCTCCCTTTTTTGTTGTATATCAAGTAATTAAGGTGATAAATCATAGATAAATAATATATAAAAATTGAGTATATATTTACCAAAATCTTACTAGTATTTACCGATTTTTACCGATATTTTTACCTATTATGATACCGTCTTTGATACCGTTGCCGATACCGCCTTGATACTACCTTGATATAAACCGCAAAACGAAATGAGATGATATTTCAAATCATTTTGCGGTAGGATTACATTTATTAGCACAAATCGAAATGCGATAATTACTCTATTTCTTGTGATTTTTAAATTGTATCCAAACGATGTTTGAATACAATTTAGTATGATATCATGTGAATTTAAAGATAACTGGATTACTTATTTGTGACATATGTAAAGGGTTTCAAATGGATTTAATCCATATTTAGGATATCTATCGGCAATATTCACCATATCTACTTTGAATCCTACAGACTCAAGTCTGGTTTTATAATCCATGCCATAAAGTCGTACATGGTCTTTTTGTCCGAAATGCTTTATACGTAATTCAGGTTCTGTTATAGAAGAATTTTCATAAGTATGCGCTAGGTCTGAAGCTATTGGTACTTGTAATATGGCGATTCCAGTCTTTTTTAACACCTTATAAAGCTCCTGCATGGCCTTTTGATCATTTTCTATGTGTTCAAGCACATGATTACATAGCACAATATCAAAGCTGTTTTCTTTGAAAGGGATATCAAGCACGTTCATATTTCTCACATAGTCAGGATAAGAATAACCGGTGGTGAACAAATCGCCACATATATAATTGACATTGGCTAACGTCCTTAGTCTTTCCGTTAAGTGGGGTTCTGGGGCAAAGTGAAGAATATGAAATTTCCGAGAAGAATCAAAGACATGAACTATATCTCTAAGATAAACGTATAAAAGGCGTTCACGGTCGCGACAATTACATTTCCAACAAGCGGCAGACCTTCTACCTGCTCCGATAACATGAATACGGGAGAATAATTCAGAATCCTCGCCGCATTTCGCATAACCGGAAGAATGGAAACCGCAGAAAGGGCACACATAACGTAATCCCCAATGTAAATATGGATGCGTAATTTTGTATAATTTTGTTTTCCATATAAGATGCTGTAACTTGTCTGCCGCTTTCATAATATTTTTATTTTTAAGTAAATGTAATAATTAAATCGCAGTAATAGTATCACTAATCCGATTTAACTAAAATTTATAATCAATTATTTCATTTATTCACACTAAAATCAACATTATCTCGGAATTCAACACCATTTTTATCAAAACCTATCACTTTAAATGTGTCAGTTACATTTTCAAAAGGAATGGCTTGGAATGTCCAGATGACTCCCGTTGCTTCACCACTCCCGGTCAAAGTCTGTTTCAGTACACCATTCTGATACAGTCTGAGAGTTTCAGCGTTGGAATAGACCTTGATCGTAATTACAGAGGAAGGACGAGAAATGAATCTTCTTGATGTTATGTAGACAGTCGTTTCTTTCTGATTCCACTTTGCCTTATACAGATAGAACGCATCCTTTTTAAGGCCACGGTCGCGAGTTACTAACCCCTTGTCATTGATATAATACTTCGAAGTGTCAGTCGTGGTGGTTACTCCATCCGTACAATGCATATAACCTTCCTTTCTTGCAGCTACGGCAAAATCAAACAATACCCATGCCGATGTGAACACAAGAAAATCCATTTCACAAATCTGTCTCAAATGACTCTCATGCAAAAGATTGGCATACTCTTCATCATGGCGTGCGCCATTACTGCCTTTGTTTGTGGTAGTATCAGGTTTCTCAGAATGACAATAAGGATTGCATCCTGAACCATACTCGGTCAAAGCCGTACATCCCATCCTGTTCCTTATACCCATCATGACTCCCTTCATTTCATCAGCGCCTGAAATGCTTTGATTCGTATACCATCCACGATACACATTTTCAGCATGATAATCTCCGGCAAGCATGTCCCATCCCGGCTTGTTATATTGCTTGTCATCTGCCATGCCGATAAAACGGGTAGCGTCAAGGTTCCTTGCATACAAGTATAATTCTTCAGTCCATTCCACTACTTTTGCCACATCCAATGTTCCCTGGGGATTATTGTCATGAGTGTTGCCGAGCTCGTTCCACATGCCCCAGAAAACGATACTTGGATGGTTGTAGTGATGGATGATCATATCCTTCATCTGCCGCTTGATATTCATAAGATAGACGTCCGTGGCATTAACGCCACATTCGTTCACCCATGGAATTTCAGTTTGTACAATTATCCCCAATTCATCACACTTCTCGAATGTGTATTGATTGTGCGGATAATGGGCAATACGGATGAAATTACATCCCAGTTCCTTGATAAATTCAAAATCCGCATCAATATCTGCCTCTGTCAGTGCGCTTGCTTTCCCGTATAGGTCCTGGTGATGCGCCACGCCACGCAGCGGATAACTTTTCCCGTTCAAATAGAATCCTGTTCCAGCATCCATTCTATAATATCTCAAGCCTACTTTTGTTGACAGGTTTTCACAAACGATAGAATTTGCAGATATTACAAGAGTGACGGTATACAAATAAGGGTCAGTCAGCCCGTTCCATAAATGTGGATTGTCTATGGTGATTTCTTTCATGTATTCCATACCAGTGGTCGGAACAAGGAGAGTTTCAATATCCCTTGACACTATGCTTCCGTCGGAGTCAGACAAGGATATCAGCACATTGCATACCCGGTCCGTTCCGGTGTCATTGACAATCCGAGTATTCACCTGAACGGTTGCACAGTCGTCTGTTACAGATTTCTGAAACACATGCATTTTGTCATAGCCGTAATTTTCCATATCAGCGTGCAGTTTTCCAGACTCAATCAGATAAACACGGTCGTGAAGTCCGTTGTTCTTGTTGAAATCTGAGGAAACTGGAGGCATCGTAGTATCAAGCTGGTTGCTGCATTTTATCATTATCTCATTAGAACCGGCTTTTAGGGAGCCTGTCAGGTCAACGGTAAATGGTGTATATCCACTTTTGTGTACGGATATCACGGTACCGTTGACGGATACATACCCTGCCTGTGCGGCCGACTTCAGCAACAGGATATAGTTCTTGCTGCCTATTCCGGAAACCGGAACTGTAAGAGTATATTTATAGTAGGTGTCGCCCCGGTAATAACTCGCACTCTGTCCGTCAGCAGCATTACAGCTATGCGGCAATGTTACATCCGCAAAATCACCAGAAGCATTCTTTGAGAATTTCCATTCCGCTAGTTCGGTCACTTTCACCGGAAATATTTCATTCCCGACATCCTGCTGTTGTGCCTTGACATAGCTGTAGACCTGTTCATTCATGGCATCAGACATCTGTGCCACATTCAAACCGTCGGCATCGTATCGCATTCCTATGTTCCCGTCCGCATCACATACATAAAAGCCTTCATCATCCACAAGATGCAAAAGCCTTTCCAGCATTGACTGTAACACTACGGACAAAGAAGTGCCCTTGCTGTCTTTCACCGCATCAAATACGGTAACGGGAAGGATATCTGCCCCCGTTACCTTGTCCTTCATTTTTGTTATATGTCCACTCATGTCACGAAGCGTATAAATTTTCTACATAAGATGCGCCTACCAGTGACGAAGCACTGTATTTCCTGCCGGTTACAATATCTGTAAATCCGAAGTCGGAGCCGTCCTTGTAAGGTTTTAAATTATGTGTGAGAACGCCATTCTCTTTAATCCTGACATAAGCCACACGGGCGGATCCGCTAGTGGACCTCTTTTCGAAATGCCATGATTTTGTGCCGTTGTTAAAGAAATTACCGATAGCAAAGGGGGCCGTGTTTGAAGAAGAGATATCGGGAGTAGATGTATATTGTACCATAGTACCATTTAGGGAAGCTCCTTCTCTGCCTACCTTGAATATATTTGCTGAAGATGGTTTCGATAATGGGAAATTGACGTCTCCTAGTGAGGCGTTCCCGAACAGGGCATTCCAGTAACCGCTTTTCAAGGTGATGCCCGGTATGATACCGAATCTGTCATTGGCTGAACCCGAAGTTCGGGAGCCGATTGCAAAATTGCCTGCATCGCGTGTCATGAGCAGGACTTCCATCTCGGCGCTAGAGATATCCGCGACAACGATATCGGTGAGAACACCTCTTTCGTCATTGTTGATGCTGAGGAAAATAGCCGGTACGAATGAAGTCGTGGTTATCGTCTTCGTTGCGGTGATACTGTTGTCGCAGACTGAAACTGCCTTTATGGTCACAGAGCCGTCCGCAACCACCGTCAGATAACCGTCCCGATCAATGGACGCATACTGGCTTCCGCTGACGACACTCCAGACCACGTCTTTACGGCTGGTGTTTTCAGGGGTATAGGAAATAGAGAACGGACTGCCGTCCAGACCCACTTCCGATTCACCGATGATGCTGATGCCCGTCAGCTCGTCAACCGTTTCTTTGTAAGTCACCGTCACCGTCTTTGTCACAGTCACGGCACTGTCATAAGTGGATGTCACCCTGATGACCACATTGTTCGCCGAAGCACCGCTTTTAATTGTAAGCACTCCGGTAGAAGCGTCTATCGAAGCATATTCCGAACCGCTTTCAACGCTCCACACACATCCCTTCTGCGAGGTGTTTGCCGGATGGTATGTGACTGTATAGAGGCTTGTCATGCCCTCAGCCGCTAATGCGCCATTGATGGTTATTCCTGTCACCGCGACATCTTCAAGGAATGTCACCTTTCCCAAATTCTTAGCCGAGAAGTCCGCTCCCGGTATTACAATCGCTATTCCGCTCATAAATATATATTATAAAAAAATCAAACATCATATTCCACATCGCTTGCCCGTTCGTATTCCACTCCTCCTATACCCACGGACTCAAGCACTTCCTTCGCGTGAGGCGACAGGACAGCGAAGTCCAGCCCGTCCGCGTCATATCTCATGCCTATGTTTCCGCCCGTATCGCAGACGTAAAGACCGTTTTCCTCCACTTCCAGAAAATTGGAGAACTTCATTGTGCGAAGGTCCAGCCTGTTCACTTTCGCGCCCAGCTCCATGCCCAGCCTCCCGTCAAAAGCGGTGCCGGAAATAGTGCCGACGGACAGCCATCCGTCTATCTCCCGTATCAGAATCTTGATATGGTCCGACAGCATGGCCGTATCCAGCCCGTTACCGGCCGCATAGCTTATCACTACGTTCCCGTCCGCGTCCGTCACCCGGAATCCTCCAGCGTGGGTGAATCCTAGCACGTCGGTTTCAATGCTCGACAGGATGCTTTCCTTTTCCTGCGCCGTCAGCGCGTTCCAGCGCACCTGCCCGTCATCTCCGCGTCTGGCTATGCAGAGCCAGTATTCCGTATTGGTCGGCGGAATGCCGATGCACGGTTTCTTGCAGCAATATCCGCCGCCAAGGTGGGACACGATGTCAAGTTTCACATAAGACCGGGCGTTCTCATATTCGTCCTTCAACATCATCATGATCCGTCCCAGATTAGTTGTCGCCATATTCTCAATTGTTTATGTTAACGTAAAAATTACCATCATCCCCGATATTGAAACTCACGTTGCCGCAGTTCGGATCGGGCGTGTGCATCATGACACATCCCTCCTCCACGTCAAACGTGGCTATGTTTATGTTATCGCCGGTTTTGATCCCGAGTTCGCCTGGAGAGACCATCTCAAATTCGCTCTTGTCGGGGAGCTTAGCGAGCACCTTGATCGTTTCAAAAGTGTCATCCGCATTCCTGTTCACGTTGTTCAACCCTCCCAGTGTGGATGACAGCCCTTTCAGCGAGTCCGTCAGCAGCTTTTGAGAAACGGCCAGATCCGTGCGGTTTCCCAGTTCCAACGCGAACTCCACGGCTCCGGCATAGTCGCGTATGTTATACAGGTCTTCCCAACCGCCTTCTGTATTGTTTGTCTGTACAAAGTCACCGTTGCGGCGGAATAACGCTGGGTCACCCTTGTTTCCCTTTATATCAAGCAAGGGGATAAGGTTTTGCCATCCGTCATACATGCCGTCCTTCCCCAAGCTCCATTGTATGTAATCCTTCTCTTTCCGAAGATACGCGTTTTTTCCCGACAGCTCATGCCTCTGCATTTCTGTCAGGTCCTGATACCTCAATACGATATCGTCATAGTTGATAAGCAGACGCCACATTGTATTATCATCCGTATCGTACTTATATTCCACACCTAGTTTTCCACGTCGCAACAGCGGGGTCTTTCCTATAGCTGTCACCCCCGTGGGCGCGTCGCCTATCCACCATGTTCCCTCCACGATGGAAGGAATGACATGTGACGTTAGCAGTTGTTTGAAAAGAGCGATCTTTATCTTGCCGTTCGCTCCGGATTCCTGTACAAGCAGTACGCTGTCTTCGCCGTCCGTTCCGGACAGAGTGGTAAATTCCCGTATGTCTATGTTTGTCATTTCTGCTGCCATGTCTTTATTCTTTATGAGAACTATTCGCTGGTTTTTCCTATGTAAATGGACTTGCTGGAATATACGTCCATGAAGAAGCTGCCATCGTTGCGTGAACTGTCATCGGATAACAATACCCTCACGATGAAGTCGTATGAGAGGCTGGAGTAGGAAATATCACCTATGGTGGCCTTGACAGGCGACTCGGATGAGCCCAATACATTTCCGTATCCCGTAACGTTCACATGTGACCCATAGAAGAACCCGGCAGTTCCGGACCTTATAGTCACCGTCACATCCCCTACACCGTTCCGCTTCACGGAGATTTTCGATGTATTAATATTGATGCACGCACTGTCTATTGATACGCTGTATGAAGATGAACCTCCACCAAACAGTAATCTCATCACCCGTGCGTTATCACACCCAACATGGTGCAGTGTCTTTACCAGCCACCCCATAGGCGTGCTGACCAGCGTGACGTCTCCGCCTTTCGTGTCATCTCCTATCAGCAAGGTCCTCTCGTCTACATTGATGACGTTTCTCTGACTCACGACACAACGGCCCTCCTCACCGGTAACAGATCTGGTACCGATTCTGGACGGGACACAGATGACCACTTCCGTACCATAGTTGTCCTCCGACACGTCAGGCATATATATGACATTCATTTTTCCGGCCTCTGCACATCCGGCCTGTATCATCCTGCTGTATGCCGGATTTACTATGTAAGAAAAATAACCGGTATATACATATCCGTAATCAAGTTTCGTGTCACCATCGGACTGGTGCGTGTATATGGACGAGCCGGAATAGTAGCAGTCACCTATCCTGTAGCTTTCCTCTGGATCATATTCGTTCAAATGCACGCCTCTCAGATTCAGGAATCTGTTCTTGGTGAAGCAGTCCTCGAAGTACAGCCTCTTGAATACGCCTTCCAATATCGTGGCGCGTCCTCTCTTTCCGTCCAGTATCAACTTTGAATTTTCCGGATTGAAAGAATCGGTGGTCTGCCCATCCAACGAGGCCATTACGCCGTTTTTAAATCCGAACCCGGCTATGTTTGCCCCGTCTATCAGCGCGGTATCTATTGCTGTGAATACTTCCTTGCTTCCCTCCAGCCAGCCGTTACCGGCATAGGATGAGGGGGGCTTCCCATACATGGAAGTACCGTGCGTCTGCACCATCCATACCCTTCCATTATTGTCATATACAATATCACGGAAATCATCATTGTATACATAGGTTTTTGACGAACTATATAGCCCGCAGGGCCTCGGCATCGCCCCTGCCGCACCAATGGCCCCGTCCGTGCCATCATATACCCTGTTCACAGACACGCTGAGCAAATAAGTACTATTCCATGACGGGTTTGAGATGCTGTATGTCCTTATCACGAAGTACTTGTACGGGTATGATGCGGCATTGACAGTCTTGTAGGTCGTATAGGAACATGAACCTATCATAGTGTAGCCCACCCCGTCATTGCTTCCCCATACGGCCATATAGGCGGAGGTATTATTTATTGTACCATATCCCACTTTTGACTTATGATAGACTGTGAAGCTTGACGGCTCAGGACTCCCCGTAGCGGTTGAGCCTATTTGGGTGACCGAAGGAACAAGATAATAGCTTATACCATCGCTTCCATCAGAGCCTGGTTCCCCCGGATTACCCTTGTCGCCTCTCTCACCGTCCTTCAGAACAACGACTGTCTCACGGTCCACCACGGTTCCGTTGTAATACAGACTGAATACCACATTAGTGGAAGCCCCGCTGGCAGATATGGGCTGTCCCACGCCACAGGACATATTTGAACTTCCGTCTATTGAATAATATAACGAATAGCTGGATGGAAGGGAAGAAACAGATACGGCAGCCTTGTTTCCTTCCACCTTGCTGAGCGAACAGGATACGAAGGATGGTGAATTTACGCCATCTACAGTCTTCCTTATCTTATCCACAGATGGATGAATTCTATAGACTACCGCCGTATCACCCTGTCTTATTTTGCTTACTGTAAAGGTGACGGTACGGGTATACTGCACACCTCCCGAATCAGCTTTCACAGTGATTGACACAGGCAACATATCATCCGCACCACTTGTAATGGCGGTTACACTCACTGTTGCATAAGACCCGTTGTTTACGTAGCCGGCTGTCACACCAGCAGGCGTGGATACCATCACGGAAGTAACTGTCAGTTGTGTACTCCCTGCATAGATGTAGACATTCGTCCTCAATGGCAGTCCTCCGGTCACATTACCGTACTGGTCGCATGCTACCCCGTCCATCTCGTTGTCAAGATCGGCCACCACGACAGTGGTGCCGTCCATGATGACGGGTATGGTTTCTTGATCTATTAATACACTTCCCTTATAAAGGAAAAAACGGACAGTACCTTTTATTCCGGTTATATTGACGGCACTGCCATAAGTATATGTCGCCTCTGTAGCATTATTGATACTGTACTTTATACTGAACCCGGATGGAACAGATTCAAGAGACCCGACATTGTTCTTTCCGTTCGTCACAGTGATTGCACAGCTCACAGACGGGTGGGAGTAGTTGCCCCTGTCATCTATCTTCACTGTACTTGTGCTGGGAAGAAGATTGTGGATGACTGCATTTTCTCCGGCAATCAGCTTGTTTACGGTAAAAGTTAGACTACGGGTGTAAGTAACGCCCAGATAAACCGCTTTCAATGTGATGACTATGGGGAGTGTCACATCAGCCGCATCTGTAATGGCGGTTACGCTCACGGTCGCATAAGACCCGTTGTTCACATAGTCGGTTGTAACACCAGCAGGAGCGGACAAGGATACGGATGTCAGTACCAGTTGTGCTGTCCCCCCGAATATGCTCGCATTGGTATTCACAGGAAGTCCGGATATCACATGCCCCAAATCATCACATGCTACCGAGTCCATCTCGTTGTCAAGATCGGCAATGACCGCACTCTGTCCGTCTATCACCATCGGAATGGTCTCACGGTCTAGCAGGACAGTGTCCTTATACAGGGAGAACTTCACAAACTCATTCTTTCCGAAGAAGCTGATATCGCTTCCGTAGGCATAGTCCAGTTCATTGCCTCCATCGTAACTGTACTTTATCACAAGCCAGGAAGGAAGTGACGACAATGAGTATGTCCCCTTACCTTCCGTCATTGTCACCTTGCAGCTTACGAAAGCATCCGTATATTGCCCTTCCTCGTTGATCTTCACGGAATTCACGCTGGGAAGCAGTTGGTATATCACGGCATTCTCTCCGGACACTTGCTTGTTTATGGTAAGGGTAAGTTTCTTTATGTATTGTGATCCTCTGAAGGTGGTGTGTATGGTAATACCTACCGGGAGGGTGTCTGCCGCATTGTCGCTGATGGCTGTGACTGTGATCCTGCCAGTTTGTGCGTCCGCCGTAGCTGTGACTCCCGACGGTGTTTGCAGTTCTATCTTGTCCAAAGCCAGAGGCGTTGTGCCATACCAGGCACTTACAGTGGTTGACACCGGAAGTCCTAGCACGACATGTCGGTTCTGGTCACAGGCCACGGATGCCATTTCGTTGTCTATGTCTGCGATGATGGGATTCCGTCCGTTACGGATCACCGTCACTTTGTACACCTTGTCGAATACAGCCTTGCCCTCACAATTTATCTTCATAGCCACATAGCAGGTGTCAAGATCAGTTATGTTGATCACATAGAGCACACCGTTCGTTATCACCGCTGAGCATCCGGCGCACTCCATCCGAACTACATATCTGCCTATTTGCATGGTATCCGAATAAACTAATTCTGTGGCCGCTTTGAATACCTGTATGCGTGTCTTTAGCTTGTAGCTTGTGGTGACCACATTGTCACTGCCGTTTACGACAGTGGTTCCGCCGGCTATCACATTCTGTAATTCGGTAAGTCCGCCTATAATGTTTCCGTCATCATCTACGTCTACGGTTATCACGCCCTCATTATCCGACAAACTCACATTATAGACTGAATCTCCCCTTATCTCCTCGATCTGTGAGGGGGTGAACTGAATATGTACACCAGTCAAATACTGATTTGTGCCAAAGTAGCCGTAACCGTGCATCTCCATGTTCCCGATAGTCAGTCCTTCGAGCAGACCGTCTTGCATGGAGATGTTCTTCGTAGGATGGATGATCCAGGTGTTCACTCCCGTCATTCTGCGAGTATAGTATCTGTTCTCATACGTGATGGCCTGCCGCTCCACATCGGTGAAGTTCCCGTAGGCGAAGAAGTTCATGCCCGGCATGGGATGGATGTTTGTCCCGGCCTGCAGGGAATATTCGAATGTCATGCCACCTGCCTTGCTCTCCACAATTCTGGTAGGGGTGAAGTAGGAGGTGGCGAATCCAGAATAGCCCATAAAGCCATTGTCATCGTATGCGTCATCCGTATAGTTTCCGCCTTCGATGTTGTGGAATACTCCGCGGCAGATATCATTGACATGCAGTGTACCCCATTGGTCGTCCAGCAGATCGAGCGTGGCTACCTGTTTTTCCTTGTCCACGGTCTTTATCCTTCCGTAAGCGAATGTGTTGGCCTTGTCACCGCTTATTACATCGATGCAGTTGAAGGTGATTTTGGGCACAACCAGCTCTTCTCGGAAGACAGCCTTGTCAGCTTCCATGACCGTCTTCCCGTCCGAGTCAAGGTAGATGGACGCGCCGCTGCCGCCTATTAAGCCGGTGACGAATTTGCCAATTCTGATGCCTTTTAAAAAGGTGATAACCCCTTGTACGATATCATCCTTTTTCTTTGATATAAATTCACCGAGTGCGCGTAAGGCCGAGAATACATTGTATTCCGAAGGAACTTCTGTATCTCCTGTCTTGAGAATCTTTGCTTCTCCTTTTTTTTGTTGTTCCGCCAAGGTGTATTTCAACTCCCCGATCGAGCTTTCAATCGAATTTTTCCACGAATGCCCTACTGTGTTACAACATCCTATTGTCGCAATGCTCAAGTTCTCTAGTTTGCAGCAGATCTTTGTGATACGACTGTCTCGATATCCCGTTTCTCCGAAATATTCCGATGAAAGCAGGTGTACACGCTGCCCCAACACCAGCGGAACCTTATTCGTATTTACATATATATAATCCGTGTCGCCTGAATAGATAGCAGTATCGCGGGCGTACTCACTCAGAAAGTTATTGACAGCCGATTCATACTCCTGTTCCGCTGCTGTGGTGTAAGATTCAGGCATACGAAGATTCCATAATATATAGGCATCTCCGATAGCGGGAATCATATTTCCACCTGGCAACTGAGTGACAGAATCGGGATAGATATTAATGATCTCAAATTCCTGCGTATCATAATTCCAGTTTACTTCAAAGTCTTTGCCTTGAAGATTCCCTGATTGGAAGGTGAGATGAATCACCTTACCGTCGAGCCTATAGTCATCCGGGTTAAACGGAAGCCCGTTATCTTTTATATGATAGACAATGAATTTCCCTGTTTCCTCATTCTCCTTTTCCTCATTGCGCACAGCTGAGAGCGTACCGACGCGATGTGGGAATATTCCTTCAAAGGCAGCTTCTTCCACATGTTCTTTCAGACCGTATTTTGTATTAAGATCAATAAATTTGGCACGCGAAGGCAATTGAAGGCGATCATACCCGTATTTATTTCGGTCTATGTTTTTTGTGCTTCCGCGTGGAATAAGGCGCGTAAAGAACCGTACCGTGTTGCTGTTTTCTTGTTGTGTCAGTGAAGTTAATCCCTGCATATAGCCAAGCGATACCGATTCGCCGCGCTCGCATTTGCACATGTTCAGATAGTCACCGTCTATCCACCATTCTGTTTCCAGCTGTGCTGCAATATTGTTCAGCGCATCCCAACAGAATACGTCGTTAAATTCAAAGGTCTGACGTGGCGCATAAACGGCTTCGCCTACTCTCCACATCACGTTGTCCGTATTTCGGTTCAGGTTTTGGACCACTTTGGTCAGCATTTCAAGCGGAGTGGCTTCATAGGCGAATGTCACTTCCAAATCGTCTTCTCCTTGTGTCAGCCGACACAGCTTGATATCCTCCGCATCATGTTCCCGCCCGTAGAAGTGAACCTGATAGGAATATTCCTGTGTGGAGATCTGCTTCGGACGATATTCCTTCTTGATTTTGAATTTACATCCCCCCATCTCGATGTAATCGTTCACCTCGAGCATGAAAAAATCCCATGTTTTGAAAGATAACGATACAACGTATTCTGCACCGATCTCCCTGACCCATTGTGACGATGAAGACGGCGAGACTGTTTCTTTTAATTCTCCTGCACGGTTGTATATATTGAGTTCCATTTGTACAATGTTTAATCGTTGTTTAAAACGGGTTCAGGCTCGCGGAATTTCACTTTGAAAATACAGATATACTTGCCATTCGTGGAAGGAAGAGGGTACCACTTCGGGGCGGATGGTTCAGACATATACATTCTGTAGTTCCGCAGTCCTTTTATCTTGAAATCCAGCCAGCCGGATTTCAACTCTGCCATCAGAGCTGCATATCGGGTATGCCGTAAAGTGTCCGTATCGGCCGTAACGATAAATTGCAGAGTGCGGTCAATCGCCTCAAAGCAAGGAGAAGGCAGCTTGTCGGGCAGTTGCTCTCCGTTCCGCTCACGGAAAGACACTGCGGTATATGCCTTCATCTTCGGCATCTTGCATAATTCGTCCATGTTGGTGTGTTCCGATTCTCCCAATTCACAGAGGAATGCACCGTACTCCGTCAATGCGTCCTTGCCATTTATTGTCATGTATCCGCTTAAATTCATTATATTATCTTTACTCGTGTTCCGTTAATGTCCATTCTTTCCAATACCTCTGCCATTGCGGGCAGACATGCGGTGTTTTCCGCAATTTTTGACAGCAGCCCGATAGACTCGTAGGAGTTCTTGCTGATATCCTTAATGTTGTCATCCATTTCTATAAGGTGGTTGGTCATGACGTTTAGGGTGCCTTCTATTTTCCCACCCGTTTCTTCTGTTATCGTTGTCACCGCTCCGGCACGTCCTGACTGAGAGGAAGAGGACGCGGTGTCATCGGCACTCCATCCGAATGCCTTCATCATATTTTCGCGGTCTGCCAGCATGGCGTCCGCCAGTTCCTGCTGCTGCTTCCGCAAGTTCTCCACTTCGGTCTGCGTCAGTCCGTCCTTGCCGGATTCGTAGAAACTGTCATACAGCGATTGAATCTGTCCCTTGTATTTTTCGGCTATCAGTGAACGGAAAATGGAGGTTTGCAGGTACTTTTCCAAATTGTCGGCAAAATCCTCATTCGTGCTGTCCAGGTCCATCATCATGCTCAGATAGCTGTTTTCGAATTCGCTCAGGGAAATGCCGGTTATCTGTTCCTTGACCGATTCAATGATTTCCTTCTCGGCTTCTCCGTATTCGATGATGTTGTCCAGATATTGCCGGAAGTCACCGTCCATCACAGACCACAATCCGCTGTACTGTGTCTTTATCCACTCCAACTGGTCACCGGTCATGTCCAGCATGTCGTTCATGCTGCCGAACTTGATTCCGCCAAGGGATTTTGATATTTCACCGGCTACGTCCCGCCAGTTCCGGCCTTCGTACTTATAGGAGCCTTTCCACATCCGGTACCATAGCGAGTGGCTTCCCACGCTGCTCCCGGAACTCAAACGAGATTCTCCAAGCCGTTTGTTCACTTCCTTCTCGGCATCCAATAAACCCAGTGCTTCTTCGCCGGCCTTTACCGCTTCAGAAGCGTATGATTCTTTGATATATGCCTTTTTCTTGTCAAGTAGCTGGTCCCACACATCCAGCAGTACATCATATTTTGCTACCATCGCGTTGTATCCGCTGTAATCTGCCCCAAAAACTCCGACCAGACCGGATGCTAGCCCGATAGCTCCACCTATCACCGCGCCCCACGGCCCGGCAATGGATGCTCCGGTAGATGCCATGGATGCTGTGGAACTCAATACATCGGCTGTCTTTTTCATTGCAGAGTCTGATTTTACACCCAACGATTCCATCGCATCGCCTGCCTGTCTGATAATGGATGCCGCACCGTTCATCCCTTCAATGATCCCTTGTGTCGCTTCAAACTGTTTTTCAGTATCGGCACCTGCTGCATTCAAGTCTTTAAAACCTTGGATGAGTTGCTGGAACGGATTGCGTTTGTTCAGCGTGTCACGCTGCTTGATGAGTGCGTCCATAATGGCTTTCAGTTCATTAGGCTTTAAAGATTTCGCGAAATCTTCAGTAATTCCGGTCGGGAGCTTTGCGCCTTTTACCTGATTGATATAGTCAAGCAGCTGCCGGGTTTCCTCTATTGTCTTCTGTATATAGGACAATGTATGTTTTTCAGCATCCCCGAACAGGCGCACCCACAAATCCGATTTTTCAAGCATGGATTTATCCAGTTCGGCTATTGCCTTTTCTTCATTCTTTTTCAAGGAGGCTTTTTCGCCGCCGGTCTTCGCCCTTGCTATTTTGTTTTCATAGTCCTGGGCGATGGCGGCGCGTTTCTCCTGATAGTCTCCAAACTCTTTGTTATAATCAATCCAGGACTGGGCTTCGTCGTCCTTCAGTTTCTTACTCTTGTCGGAGTACTCCTTTTCTAAGGCATAATAATCCTTGATGTATTGTTCTGATGCAAGCCGCCGCTGCTGTTTGGCTTGGCCGGATACGGCATTTACCTGTTCGGGAGTCGCTTTGAAACCGTTCTTTTGTGCTTCCTGCAATGCTTTCAGCCGTTCACTCTCTTCCTTATTGATACGTGCCAGTTCGTCATCGAATTGTTTACGGGCGAGTGCCTTCTTTTTTTCTTCGCCTTCTTCCATCAGGGCAATGGTCATATCTTCTATCTTCTGAAGGGCTTTCAGTTCGGCGTCGGCCAGTTTGTTCGCAGTAGAAGTCTTGTCGGATGTAGGACTGCCGTTCTTCTTTTTAGGATTCCGTTGTTCTGTATCATATACAATGGCATCCTGCATTACTTTATTATAATTGTCCCACGCTTGCTGAGATACCTTCCTTGCTTCTTCCACTTGTTCTTTTGTAGCCTTCCCGTCGAAATATCGGGCATTGACGTTGTCGAAGTTTAAATCGGCTAGGGATAAAGCGGTTTTGACAGCCTCTTTGCGTAAATCCATCAATTCCTTTTTAGATTTTCCTGCGGCTTCGGCTATACGCACTTCAAAATCCACATCATTGGCGATCTGCTCAATGGATGTCTTTGTCTTTTCTATTTCTGCATTTAATGCGCGTTGTTCTCTCTCCGCATTCTTCGTGTATTTGTTCCAAAGGACAATCAGAGCAGTTATTGCTACGGAAAGCCCCAAAGTCATTGTAGCCATCAATGCCTGTGCGGCTATCTTTGATATGCCCAGCGACACCGCCAGCCGTGTATTTGCCATCGTCAGCATATCCTTGCCTTTCGTCAGCAGCACATGGGTAAAGTAACTGTCCTTGTTCAATGTGTTGGCCACCTGCTGCACGCCCATGGTTATCGCCATTACTGCCTGCAATTTGGTCTGTATCTTTGCCAATTTCTCCTCTTCCATACCGAAGAGGGACGCTACACCCACACCTGCCGTCATTACCCCAGTCAGCCCAGAGATGGCATTCATGGTGGCTTTGATATTTTTATTGTCATCGGAAAAGATACGTCCCTGGGTATTAATATCTCCCATACGGTCCTGCATTCTGCCAAGACGCTCCATGGCAGCGGCATACTCCGCAGTGCCTTCCGTCATTCCTGCCATCTGCTCTTTCAGGTTGCGGATTTCGGTGCGGAGCATGATATGTTTCTGTGCCGACTGCTCCACCTGCTTTTCAAGCAATGCCAGTTCGCCCTTTTCTTCCGCCAGCACTTTCTTTGCCGCGTTCAGTTCGGCGGTGAGTTCCATCTTTGCCTTGCCGGGAGCTACTTTGCCCAGTTGCTTTTCCAGCGAGGCAATATCCTTTTCCACCTGCTTCACAGCATCAGCCTGTTCCTTCATGCGCGCCTTGAAATTCGCCGCCACTTCCTCCACGGTGCGTCCGGTCTTGTCCAAATCCTTGTTGATTTCAGCAAGTCCTTCCTTTGTCTTGTTGCGGGTGATGATGGTGAGTTCTACAGGTTCCATGTGTTTCTTTTGATTGGTTAGTTTTCCGATATGTGCGTCTGGAAAAAGGCGACCGGGTCAGCGGCTGTCCTGTCCTTCGCTTTCTTGTCGGCTATCATTTTTTGTAAATTCCTTTTCTGTGCTTCCTCGGCACTGATATAGCGTGGCGTGTCCGAGGTCATCGCCAGCAGCGTGGTGTATGGCACTTTCCAAAGGATGTAATGCAGGCTCCACCCCGTAGCGGTCGCTATCTGCCATACCAGTCCGAACGGGCTATGAGGGCCGTCAGTATATCCCTTTGACTCCCGTTTCCTTAGTGGCTCAAATTGGGCTTCATCAGATTCATCTTCTGTGCCAATTTGATAGTGTTCGGAAAATCCTCCTTGTTCAGCATGGCCAGCATCTGGAACATGGCTTCCTGCATCATCATGGGATGCACGCGCCATCTCAGCCACCATGCTACTAGCCGGTTCAACAAGCGTCCTGCCAACCATCCCCGTACCAGCGTATAAGCTACCATGCGGCTGATTGTTTTTCCATGTTTTGATATAAAATCGGCATTCTGCTCGTAAGAGTATTCCTTCAGTTCCTCGTAGGTGACTCCGAGGCTGAGATAAAGCCTGTCGATGCGCATGATGGTTCCTGCATAGGGAGTGCGCATTATTATGCGGCAGGGTTTCTTCTTCCGGTGCAGATACTTGAGGGGACGGACGGGTATCGCCACGCCCATGTCAAGCATCAGTCTGCACGCTTTCAGTTCTTCCTGTGCCATAGGTTATCCGGCAACTTCGGCTTGCGGAGGAATAATGCGGTAACGTTTCTTTCCCGTTTCGGTGGGCTTGAGACATTTCACCGTGCAGGCAAAACCCAGTACGCCGCTCATGTTGATGTTGTTGGTCATCTTGCCGCTGATTTTCCCGCGGGGGATTTCAATCTTGTGGCCGCTGACGCAATCCACCACGAACGGGCCTTCCAGATTGGTAAAGCTCTCGGGAGGTTCGTATGCCCCGTCCTTCGCGCTGACTTCGCCGCCAAGCAAGTCCACGCAACTCTGCGCGTTGAGCTGGATAAGGGTAAAGGTGAACGCCGTGCTTCCGGGACTGGTCACCAGTTCGTCCACCGGGCCGTCCGTAACCTGCGCGGCATAGATGGGAGTTGTCTGTACATCTTCACCGGCAGGTGCCAGCCCGTCCTGGCTGATCCAACCGATTTCCTTGCCGCAAAAGGACAGTTTGCCGATGCCGTATATCAAGCCGTTATTTTCTTTTACTGCCATAATTGTTTCCTTTTTAAATGTTGTTTGATGATAATTCCAATGATGATTAAACAGCACACCGCCGCGGCTGTCCGCCCGGTGTGAATCCAGAACCATTGCCAGCCGGTAGGTCCGATGTCAGGGGGCTGCATTTCCTTTTCCTGCCATTCGTTGCGGATGCGGGTAATTTCTTCCTCCAGGTACCAGCAGCGACGCTGGATGCTGTCGCAGGCGGATTCTACCACGAGGTTGTTCTGCGAATCGCGCCCCACTTTGACGGATGCCTGTCCTTGCTTTTCCGCATACCATGCGCCGACTGGAAGTTTAAATACACTGTCCATCGGTACCTTCAGACTCACCCTGCTTCCGGGGATTGTCTCTAGCCATGCGGCGGTCCTTTTTACGCCTTGCAGACTGTCGGACCGGACGCTGGTCTGTTGTATTATCGGCTGCCTGCTCCTGCAGCTCGCTGCGCATAGGGCAATCCCTATAATGAGGGCAGGTAGTAGCCTTCTGAATGGTGCGGTTGAGGTCGCGCACTGCCTTGTATAATTTGATATTTTCATTCTGTAATTCGATTAGTGTGCCGGACAGGTTGTCGTACATCTGTTTGTAGGCGTTGTCCCTTTCTTCGGATGCCAATGCCTTCCGGTTGTCCTTGTTCTTTCTCCATACCCAGTAGGCGGCAATGCAGCCCGGGCCGAATAGGAACTGGAGTATCTGCAATATGCTGTCTACTGTCATGGCTCTTGTTTCCTTTTACCTTAAATCAGATTCCACCCGGCTTCAATGTCTCGCATCATTGCCGGTACTCCGTTCTCCACTCGGCTCATGGCTGCTGCCAACGCACACATCACTTGTTTGTCCGCCACATCCGGCTCGTAGGTGGTAGGCACCTGCAATTCGTTGCATACCCTTGACAGGTAGCTGGAAGTGTTGTTTTCCGTAGCCGGTGCATAACGTTTGATGATGCTTGCCACGCTGCGGCATCCGTGTTTGCGGCGGTAGTTCTGCAAGGTGATGAGCATGGCGCGGTAGCCATGCGGCATATCCACGAACTGGAAGAAGTCCTTGTCCGCCTGCACCGGGCGGAGTCCCTTCCACTTGTCTTTGGACAGGCGGAGGTTGCCCGGGTTGTTGTTTCTTAGCCCTCTGCTCATGCGTCTTTCTTTTTAAATGCCGGTGCGACACGTTTGTCCAGTACCACGAACTCTTCACCGAACGCGATATTGGTATCCGCCTTCATCAGCATCTTGAAGAAATAGAGTTCTGAAGCGGCACTTACCTTGTCTATCTGAATCACATCTTCGTCATCGCTCAGGTTTACGGCTGCGAATAGGTTGGATGTGGAAGCGTTCGGAGAGCAAAGGGTTGCTACAATCAGGTCATCAGGCCATGATGAAAGGGTTTCGATAGTGATGCCCTTGTAGCGCATAGCGTTTACATCCGTTTCGCTGGCATTCTTGCTTTCGCGCTCGGTCAGTTCGTCATCGTATTTGTCAAAGTCGTCAATGGACATGATGAAACGCAGGGCGGGATTGTTACGGATAGTCTTTGGAATAGCTTTGCGGACTGCCTTCAGCCTGCCTATCATGGTTGTTTCCGTACTTTCCGCGATAATGACATCGCTGTCCTTGGCTGCCTGAGTCAATATACCGTTCATCAGGTGTTCGTCATCGTTTCCGAAAGTGCCGTTGATGTAATGGTCGCCCAGTTCGAAAGTCACTTGTTTGCTCAGTTCTTCCAGCAGCTTGTTCTGTACTTCGGCAGGCAGCTCCTGGAATACGAGGTTGCCTTTCGGCTGGTAGGGACGCCATACGGCCTCGAAAGCCGAAGGATCAAAGACAGTGAACGCCATCATATCATTGGGTGACAGTTGCTTTTCACTGTAGTCAAAATCCCCTTTGCTGTCGGTTATCAACGGATTTTTCTTGCGCTTTTGCAACATCTTGCCCGACTTGACGCGGGGGATGGAAACACTTTTTTGGATATTGGGAATGACGCAGAGCAATCCTTTCTCCACGATTTCATTGCCGGTGGCGGCAAGGGTCAGCAAGGTCTGTAGTACCTCACCGCTGTAATTGGTGTTCTTTACGTTTAAAGCCATATCTTTGGATTAAAAATTATAAATTAAAACTACGCATGGGGCGGTGTCACATCTTGATGTTCTGACGGCCGCGGATGTATGCGCCTGTATTCTTGCCGGAAGATACCGTACTGCCGATGCGCACTCCTTTCGGGGGTTGTGTTTTCATACGCCTATCCCTTCTTGCCGTTATAGCGGTTGCGGATTTCCGCCTGTTTCTTCTCCCATGGGTTACCTTCCGTACCCGGCTGCGGTTTGTTCAGTTCGTTTTTCAAGAGGCGTTTCGGTCTCAGGGCGTTCAGTGCGGCCGTACCGTTCTTGAAGTCGGCCTTCAGCAGATTCTTATAAGTCTCTTTCTGACCTGCCTCGATGCGTCCATCCGTTACGGCTGCATCCACTGCTGCATCTATGCGCTCGGTCTCCATTGCCTGCACTGCCATTTTCAGCATACTGTTCTCCGTTTCCAGTTCATCTGCCTTGTCGGCACGTACGACTGTTTCACCCAATAAGGTCATGGCTGCCGTTTCATCGGCACAGTTGGCGAAGCGTGGAATCTTCTTTAAATCTTCTAATTTCATGTCATTATCTGATTGTGGCTGTTGCCGGAAAGACTCCAGCCGGTTAGTAAATATGCGGTAAATATCATCGGTGGTGCTGCCGTCGGGCACGGATTCCTCCACGTCATAGATGGCATCCACCAATCCCATGTCCAGTGCTTCATCGGCTTTCAACCAATGGTCCTTTCCGTCAAAGTACTCTGCCTTCACTTCGTCCGGACTCTTCCTGCAACGGTTGGAAATGATTTCGCCGATGGTGCTTTCTAGACTCTCCAATTCGCGTATCATGTCCCTCAAGTCGTCCTTGTTGCCATAACAGCCACCTGAAACATTATGCAGCATGATACGTGCGTATCGGCTCATCTCCACCTTTTTCCCGCCAAGGGCTATCACCCCGGCTATGCTGGCAGCGATGCCGTCTATATAGATGGTAACGTTTGACTTGCATTGTCGGATGGCATTGAAAATGGCAATGCCGGGATAGACATCACCACCCACCGAATTGATGCGGATACTCAGGCTCCGGTAATTGCTGTCCAGATACATCAGTTCGTTCACAATGTCGCGGCAGGAGATTTTCCCCTCACCGCCTTCATCGCTCACCTCGCCGTAAAGCAGTAGGCAGGCGGTATCTTCATTCAATATGGATTTGAAAGCTGTCATCGGTCTGTCATTCTTTTCCGGCGAAGTTAGGGCGACCGGCGCAGCCGCACAAAAAAGTGTGTAACCCTTTCACACAAGTATGTAAGCGGTGTGTATAACCCTGCAAGCTTTTCACGGTTTTTTCCGTACCCCACCGATTCTACGAAACTTTGTGGATACATAAAGCAAAGAATTATGGCAGATTTAACCTCACAGCAGAAAAAGGAATGGGCAGGAATGCTCTACCTCAAGGACAACCTCACCCAGCAGGAGATAGCCGAAAAGGTAGGTGTGTCCCGGCAGACCATCGCCCGATGGGCGAAGGAAGACAAATGGGAAGAACTCAAGGTGGGCATTACTATGAGCCGCGAACAGCAGATAGCGGGCCTGCATCGGCAGATAGCGGAGATAAACAAGGTGGTGACATCGCGCCCGGAAGGGCAGCGTTTTACCAATGCCGCTGAAGCGGACACCATCAACAAACTGACCTCCGCCATCAAGAAATTGGAAACCGATGTAGGCATATCGGATATTATCAGCGTGGGAATGAAGTTCGTCAACTGGCTGCGTCCGTATGACCTGGACCGCAGCAAGGAGTATCTGAAATTATGGGACGCATTCATCAAGGACAGCCTATGAAACTGACACAGAAAGACCGGGATGCCCTGAAGGAATGGGCGATGTACTATGAAGCCGGGATGCACCGTACCAATCAGGATGTGAACCTCACGCAGGCGGAAATCGCCAGAGAGCGTGAACGGCTGGAACATAACCCGGTGGAGTGGATTAAATTCTTTTTCCCCGAATATTGTACCTACGAATTCGCCCCTTTCCATCTTCGCGCTATCCGCCGTTGCATCCGGCATGATGAATGGTTCGAAGTGCTCAGCTGGGCGCGGAGTCTTGCTAAAAGTACCACGGTGATGTTCATCGTTCTATACTTGGCGCTGACCGGGAAGAAACGCAATGTGATGATGGCGAGTGCTACGCAAGATAGTGCCGTCCGGCTGCTTGCCCCTTACAAGGAGATGCTGGAAAACAACGGGCTGCTCCGTGCGTATTACGGCACACAGGTGTGCCCCGGCAACTGGTCAGCAGAGGAATTTATCGCAAAATGCGGTTGTTCCTTCCGTGCCGTAGGTGCCGGTAATGCTCCCCGTGGCAGCCGCAACGGTGCTGTGCGCCCCGATGTGCTGCTGGTGGATGACTTCGATACGGATGAAGCGTGCCGCAATCCCGACACAGTGCAGAAGAACTGGGAATGGTGGGAAAAGGCTCTTTATCCTACCCGTGACCCTGCCCGTCCTGTGCTGGTGATATTCTGCGGCAATATCATAGCACGCGACTGCTGCGTGGCACGTGCCGGTGAAATAGCCAACCATTGGGATATCGTGAACATACGTGGTAAAGACGGTCTCAGTACCTGGCCGCAGAAGAACACGGAAGAAAAGATAGACGAAGTATTGGGTAAAATCAGCACCTCCGCCCAGCAGACCGAGTATTATAATAATCCCGTGACCGAGGGCGAAGTGTTCAAGGAACTGACTTACGGAAAAATACCTGCCTTGTCCAAATTCCGTTTCCTGGTAATTTATGGCGACCCTGCCCCAGGTGAGAACAAGACAAAGAACTCTTCCACAAAAAGTTGCATCCTCATGGGACAGACTGGGCAGAAAGTCTATATCATCAAGCCGTTCCTGGACCGTGGGCTGAATGCTGACTTCATCGATTGGTATGTGCAACTACTGGAATATGTGAATGCCAAAGTCCCCGTGTACTGCTACATGGAGAACAACAAACTCCAGGACCCCTTTTTCCAGCAGGTTTTCAAACCGCTGGTAGCAAAGGTGCGCCGCGAAAAGGACGTGCAACTCTATATCCATCCTGATGAAGACCGGAAGACCGAAAAAGCCACCCGTATAGAAGCTAACCTAGAGCCACTGAACCGTGAAGGTAACCTCATCCTGAACGAAGCTGAAAAGGACAACCCGCACATGAAGCGACTGGATGACCAGTTCCGCCTGTTCACCCTCCGCCTCAAGTTCCCCGCCGATGGCCCGGACTGTGTGGAGGGCGGCCTCCGTGTCCTGAAAAAAAAAGTACAACAGCTGGAACCGGTACAAGTCATCCGCCGCAGCCGGAACCGCAATTCCAAACGACTGTAGGGGCGGATTGAATCCGCCCGAATACATAAACAAAAGAAACCATGAGTAAATTCATCACCCCCCAAGACTACGATGCCAGCATCCACACCGAGATACTGGACCGACTGACCCGCAGCGATGACACCATCGTGGAAATCTGCGAAGACCGCGCCATCGCCGAGATGCGCAGTTACCTCAGCGGCCGTTACGATGCCGATGCCATTTTCAATGCCGAAGGCAGGACACGCCTTCCCCTCGTGCTGATGATGGCCATAGACATCACCGTGTACCACCTGTTCTGTATCCACAACCCCCAAAAGCTATCCGATGTCCGCAAGGACCGTTACGACCGCGCCGTGGAGTGGCTGAAACAGGTGGCCAAGCAACAAATCTCCATAGACGGAGCGCCGCTGCTTCCCGATGAAGATCGGAAGAAAAACAGCCCCTGGCTGATGTACAGCAACCCCAAAAGACATAACCACCTATAATATGGTACTACCATGAACAAGATAAAAACTCTGTGGACTTCCGTGTCCTCTGTGGTGAAAAACAAAGCCGGCAGGCACCGCATCACCGAAGGCGGCAATTTCCGTCCCGACACCACCATCACCCTCACCGCCCCGAAACGTTTCGGCATCGGGCTGGAAGACTATATGCAAGGCATCAAAAGTGCCGAAAACGTAGACTTCACCCAACGTGTCCGTCTCTATGATATCTATAACGACACATTGCTTGACCCGCACCTGTTCAGCGTAGTGCAGAAACGGAAGTCCGGCGTGCTGGGCAGAAAAATAGAGTTCAGGCGCAATGGCGTGGCCGATGACCGGGTGAATGAACAGATTTTCAGCCCGTGGTTCCTCCGCTTCCTGGAAGATGCGCTGGATGCCCAGTATTGGGGATTCACCCTGGTGCAGTTCTACATCAACGAAAAAGGATGGATAGACTATTACTGCATTCCGCGCAAACATGTGGACCCTGTACGCGAACTTATCAAGCACCGACAGGATAACATCACCGGCGAACCTTTCGATACCTACAATGACCTGTTGATGATTCGGGGGAAGGAACCGCTCGGCATATTGGCACGTACCGCACCTTACGTCATCTACAAACGCGGAACGCTGGGCGACTGGGCGCAATTCTCCGAAATATTCGGGATGCCGGTGCGCAAATACACCTACGATGCCGCTGACCCAGAATCGTGTAATGCCACGATGGAAGCCGCCGAAAGCCAGGGTGGTGGCAGCATCTATTTCTGCCCGGAAGGCTCGAGCCTGGATTTTGTAGAATCCGGCAACAAGACAGGCAGCAGCGAACTATACGCCTCACTGGTAGACCGCTGCAATGCCGAAATGAGCAAGGCCATCCTGGGCAATACCCTCACCACCGAAGCCAGTGAAACCGGAACGCAGGCCCTAGGCACCGTGCACAACAAGGCCGAGCAGGAGCTGATAGAGCAGGATGCTCTTTTTATCCTCAACCTGCTGAACTATGACATGACTGATCAGTTCGCCGCCCTAGGCGTAAATACCGGAGGCGGAGCATTCGTCTATGTAGAAACTGAAGACATAGCAGCTACCAAAGCCAAAGCGGAACTGCTGGAAAAAGCTGTCAACGTCTTCAACCTCCCGCTGGATGATGATTACCTCTACGAGCAGTTGAAGATAGAGAAGCCCGACAACTACGAACAACTGAAAGCCGAAATGGGAAAAAAGAAAAAGGCTCTCAATCCCTTCGCTGACTTGGCATCACCCGTAGGAACGGACTCGCGTGTCCGCCCGAACACACTGACCAAAGAAGATAACGGCACACACCCCCAAAACCGTGCCGGACGTTTTTTCGCGGAAGCCCCGGAAAACGGCGGGGCTTTAGACTGGTAATGGACGATCTCTACCGGGATGCCGCGGACAAAGAAGGAGTGGAATCCGCATTCGTCTTCAACGACAACGCCCTGCAGCGTGCCCTGAAGCGCATCTACGAAAAGAACTTCCACCCCATGACCGACATAGAGGAAGACCTTTTCAACGAAACCTTCCGCATCATCACGAAGGCCACCGATGAAGGGCTGTCCATGAGTTCCCAAGAAGTAGATGTATCGTTCCGTCAGAAGCTGGACTATAACAATGCCGTCTTCAGCGCGTTCAAAGTTCACCGTATGCAGAACGATATCGCCTCGCAGCTCCACGATTCAAACGGTGTTCTAAAACCATTCGAACAATGGAAAAAGGACGTGTACCCCATGCTGGACCACCACAAGGAACATTGGCTTCGCACGGAATACAATACCGCCGTGCTCCGTTCCCAACGAGCTGCGGACTGGCAGCGGTTCGAGCGCGAGAAGGATATCCTCCCCAACCTGGAATGGATGAAGAGTACCAGCGCCCACCCGGGAGCCGACCACGAAATCTATTGGGGGGTCATCCTTCCCATCGGCCATCCATTCTGGAACAGCCATTGCCCCGGCGACCGCTGGAACTGCAAATGCAGTCTGGAGAGTACGGATGAACCTGCAACCGCTGTACCCGGTGACCCGAATCCGGAAGACAACAAGCCTGCACCGGGACTGGACAACAATCCGGGAGTGGACGGGAAACTGTTCAGCGATTCTCATCCCTATATAGCCAACGGCTACGAAGGGGCGAAAGACGCGGTAAAAAAGTTCATCGCTGAAAAGGTGAAGGAAGGTACTGTGATAAAGGTGGATTACGAAAGCGGAAAGGAACTGGATTCTACAGGCAAGTTCCTGCTGGACCCGGACTATGGTAAACGGCTGAAAACAAGCGTCAGGGCGGATGCTACGGAAGTGGAAGAAAACACCCGTGCTGCAAAAGCGTTGCTCGGTTCATTCCCGAAAATGAATATCCGCATCAATGAGCATGTGTTGGAGGAAGGACACAAGAACCCGGAATATACCATCAACGGAAAGATTGCGGACAGGAAGGGGGTAGAAAGCGAGAAAGGAATCGCATCAGCCTTTAACAAGGCCATCAGGCAGGGATGCGAAACAGTAGTGATTGACTTGGATATGCACCTGAAAGAGAAGACGTTGAAAGTGCGTGATCTTGCAAGATACATAGACTGGAGAAGGAATGACTTTGAAAGCGGTTCTATCCATGAATGTTACGTGATTTACAGGAACCGTTCCGTCAGGATAGGAAAGTCCGACAAAGGCCGCGAGGAAATAGAGACGATATTGAAACAATTAGAGCCGTAAAAAATACGGCTCTACGCACAAGGCTGCACAACTTGAAGTTATCGCGTCTTTTCGGCCCTTCCTTGTTTCTGCAAATATAGAATTAATAATCTGATAAACAATGGATATAAAGGAATTTAATCGCTACATGGAGCAAAAATACAAAGAGATGGATGATTTCATGCGTTCCAAAGCTCCGGTATTGGCAGGAAACATAGCCAAGCGCCACATACAGGACGATTTCCGTAAAGGGGGATTCACCTGCAACGGCTTCCGGAAATGGAAAGAAACCGGACGGCAGAAAACAGGAGGTTCTTCCGCTTCCTCCTCTTACGGCCCGTTGCTGAGCGGCAGAAGATACCTGATGGACAGCATCGAATATGTTCCGGCAGATTATCAGGTGACCGTTTACGCCCGTGCCCCATACGCCCCCATACACAACTGGGGAGGTACTACGCATCCCACGGTTACGCCGAAGATGCGGAAATATGCCTGGGCAATGCACTATAAGGAAGCGGGTGAGGATAAAGACAAAGATACGATGTGGAAGCGTCTGGCGCTTACAAAAAAACAGAAACTGGACGTCACCATCCCCCAACGTCAGTTTGTCAGCCCCAAGCCGGGCCCGGAGCTGGAAAAGAAGGTATGGACTAAAATAGATAATGAACTGGAAACAATTATTTTAAAATAAACTCTTATGGAAGAACTGTTCAATGATATGCAAAGGCAGATCGCTACTCAGCTGGGCGATGCCGTCTCTCTGATAGATGAAGACTACGGACAACTGGAAGCCCTGATGAACGGTGAAGACCAATACCCCGTCACCTTCCCCTGTGTGCTGGTAGGCGCGCCCGAAGTAACCTGGCGTTGTTTGGGGGGTGATACCCAGCAGGGCACCTGTACACTGACAGTCCGCCTGGCATTCGACTGCTACGATGATACCCATTACAGTAGCGGACAGGAAGGAAAAGCGGCGGAACGTCTGTCACTGTCCAAAAAACTGAATAAGAATATTCACTTGTGGAAATTCAAAGGTTGTGCCAGGGTGATGGTACGCAAGCATACACGCTCGTTTTCCCTGCCCGGCGGCATCAAAGTCTATGAACACACTTACGAGACCGATGTGGTTGAGGACTAGAACAGTGACATCTGCGTATTGATGCTTTTCAGCCCCTCAATGATGCGCGGCTCCGCACTGGCATTGATGATGTTGTAAAACGTCTTTTCGCAGATGTGGTATTTCGGCCAGATATGACGGCGCAGTATTTCGCGGTTGCTCAGCCCCGAACGGCTGTGCTCGTCGTAGATGCGGATGATGTCATCCACCCTGTACAGATAACTGCGGCCTACTATTTTTCTGTGTTTACGCATCTTTTTGCCTTTAAAATGGAAATAACTAAATAACCTGCTGAATATATTGATTAATATCTGATTATATCTGCAAAGATAGAAAATATCACTATGAAAATATAGAAAAAGTAGAAAAATATTCCGTTAATTCACACATTCGTCAACTCCGTATCATCCGCATATTGTATATTCGCACCGTGTTCGCGACACAGAGACAACATTTATTTTTTAATTTTTAATTCTCAATTCAAAAAGATTATGGCAGAAATAAACTATTCCATCGCAGAAATGAAAAATCCGTCCGACAAGGATGCCGCTCCCAAATATTACGCCAAGATGCAGGCAAGCGGTGTGGTAGACCTGGACGACATGGCCGAAGAGATTTCGTATGCCACCACCCTGACAGACGGTGATGTACTGAATGTGCTCCGCGCGCTGATCAAGCAGATGAAGAAGAACCTGATGGCGGGCAAGATTGTCCGCATGGAGAAATTCGGTACGTTCCAGTTCCAGCTTTGCAGTGACGGTGCGGATACGGAGAAGAACTTCTCGGCAGCCAATATCACGAAAGTGAACATCCAGTTCCGTCCCGGTGCGCTGGTGCGTGAGGCACAGAACCTGAAATCACTTTCTTTCAAGAAGGTGCCCAAAAAGGATGCCTCCAAGGTTGCTGAAGAGATTCCGGCGGCATAGCATAACCGCCTGTAGGTAAACAGGCGGTTACCATGCAGTAATTTACCAACTACCCCGTAGTGGATGATCAACTACTATGGGATAGTTTTTTATTGACCGTTTAAAATGTATTTTAAGAGAGTATGGGAGCAATTTATATGAATGAACTGGCACAGGAGTATTTTCCACATTCCACCAAAAGAAGTGCCGTCACCCAGTTGCGCAGGTGGGTGGTGCTGTGCGTGCCGTTGCAGCACAGACTGGAGGAACTGTCGTTTCATAAAGGGCAGCGGGTGCTTACTCCGTTGCAGCATGAGGCGATAGTGGAGTTTATTGGTGAACCGGGAGAATAGACCATTTTGCTGAGGTCAGCAAAATGATAATCCCCGGCAGATTCGCGTCTGTCGGGGATTTGTCATTTTATGCCGCTTTAATCCTCAATGATATCTTCTTGTGTCAACAGGCGTTTTGCATGTCTGTCATGTTCAACCTTCGACTTGCATGTTTCTTTCAGGATATGCCAGTTATATGGATTGGCACTGCTCTTGAATTTGATTAACAGGAGCACCGAGTCTTGTCTGTGGATAATTGCATATCTGACTTTTGCCAGTTTGGCCTGATCACTTGCATTCATTTCTATTCCGTTATTAGTTAATTACCAATCTCCACCATCATTTAATATGCCATCAATAGTAGTTACACTATTTTCAATATTACTGCCTCCATATTGTGTAAATTCCG